GCCGTAGCCCCCAACGTGCGCTCGATGAACCATTTGAAAGCGTTGTCTACTTTGGCGGTGGTCTCCAACGTCTCGCTGGTAACGGGGATGCCTATCCGCCAGCTTGCCATACGCGGCAAAGGCAAGAAGGTGAACTCGACGAATTGCTCGTCTTGGCCTACTTCGTCGGCGTCCTTGCGCTTGATCTGGTAGCCCGCGAACGTTTGCCAGCGCGTGCCGTCGCCCTTATCCTCCAATACGCGGATAAAGTGCAACTGCCCGTTGGTCAACTCGGCCACCCACGGATCGTCGCGGCGTAGCTCGAAAGTCAGCAGCGATCCATAACCGCCAAAGAGACGCTTGTTGTAACGCAATTTGTGCGTTATCCCTAGCGTCGCCTTGTGGATCAGCGTCTTGTCATAAATTGTAACCTGGGCGTCTTCCCAACGATGCCCCGCAGGCCAAGAAACCATTAGTACAGGCTCCCATAATAGAGATACCAGCTAAAAGCAATCGTTGCCGTGCCGGACGCGGCGGTGAGCGTCAAGTTGGTTGTACCCGTCGGGTGTGAGATAGGCCGACTGGCGCTAGTCACACCACAAAATACGCCCGCGCCCGCGCCGTGCGCATAGTATTTTACCGTCAGGCGGTTCGTGCCGGATGGCCGACAGTTGATAATCAGAGTGTCATCGGCGTTGGCAGTCGTCTTGTTGACCTCGATATACGTGCCATCCGAGGCGGTGATCTTGGGCGTTGCAATGACGCCCGTAATCACAGCATACACCGGGCTGGGTATATCGCCGCCGTTGGCGCACGAGACCGCTACCGGCGTTGCGCCATCAAAGGCGCTGTTCGCTGTGGAGGCCGTCTCGGTTCTCCACCACGGCCAGGCGGCGGTATAGACCTGATGGACAGTGATCGAGTTGCCCACCATATCGCCCCATTCTGGCGTCTCAGGTACACAATCAAGGCAACGGGTCGCCGCGTTCGCCGTGACCCGCTTGATGTAACCTTGCCCCAATTCGGGGTTATGCCAATCCTCCCATGTGCCGATGGCCGTTTCCAGCGCCGTGTAGGAGTTGCTGTTGCGGTTCAGGATCACATCAATTTCATAAGCGCCAGGCCCTTGCGAGTGCGCGCGCCACACATGGCCGCGTCGGTTGGGCGTGGTTTCGATGTGTTGCTCGCGTTGCCAACCCCATTTTTCAGAGCCACGAATGACGCCTTGCGCAGTAGTCGTGCCCACGATGAAAATGGTATGGCTTGTGCTCCCGCCGTCCACATAATACCAACTATTCGCCATTGCTCCCCTTACCCACTCTTAGCCGCCGCCCAGGAACGCATGTCAACAGACACGCTCTGGCCGCGCGTGATTCGTGTGCTGTAATCGCCCTCGCTGCCGTCTGCCGCAACGCCGGTGATGGTGAGCATGATCCCCTCATTGGCAAACGAGTCCACCGCCGCCACGAGTTTGCTCACCGCCGCTTCCAGCCGCGCCTGCGCCGTATTCTCGCCGCCGCCCACATCCGCCGCCGAAGTGGTCGGCGTGGTGGTAGGCAGAGTCACGGTAGGCATAGTCAGCGTGCCTAACCTCGAAAGCTGCTGGAATAGCGCCTGCACCGTGCCGATGTCAATGCCGCCCACGCTGGCCGCCTCGTCAATGGACTTGGCGATGTTGGCGATATTGCCGAATAATTCCGCCGCGAGCTTGGCAGTTTCGGCGACTGTCCCTAACGCATCGCCCCACTTGTCTTTGATAGATTGCAAGGCGGGTACGAGAATGTCTACGGCCTGCTTGAGTTTATCGGCCATGCGCGTGACCAAAACGCCCACGTTGATCTTAGAGAGATCGGTTAACTTAGCGAACATATCGCCCAGGCTCAACACGCCGATCACGTTTTTGACCGCCTCTGCTGTGGCGCTGGCGTCGGTCAATACCTCGCCCGTGTAGCGGTCACGCACGGCGCGCAGCCAGGGCACGATCTGATCCGTGGCAAGGCCCAGGTTGGCCAGGAATGATTTGAGCAACGCCGGGAAGGTGCTCCCCGCCGGGACGAGTTTGGTCAGATCAACGCCCAACAGCCCGAACAGCTTTTGCACCGCCTCGCCGATAGCTCCCGCCTCTTTGACCTCCTCGGCAATGCCGCCCTTGATCTCGCGCAGCCAGCCGAACAGTTGCCCGCCCGTCCATTTGAGTTGTGCGATGTAGGCCAGCGCCCGCGTCTGATAATCGGCGTCTTGCGGCACGGCTTTGGACAGGTCGGGGCCAAGCAAGTTGAACAGTTTGGCGACGTAATCGCTTACCTCGGCGGCCAGTTTCACCGCGTCGGATACCCCGGCTTGGACGATCTCATTCATCCAGCCATAGAGCCGCCCGCCGAACCAACGCAGTTGCGCGATGTAGGCGATGGCCTTTTCTTGGAATCCCTCGCCTTGCGGTACGACGGCGCTCAGGTCGGGGCCTACCAAGTCGAACAGCTTTTTGACATATTCGCCGATGGCCGCCGCGTTCGTAACCCAACCGATAGCGTCGCCTTTGATCTCACTGAGCCAGGAGACAATCAGCCCGCCCAGGAACTTGAGCTGGCCGATGTAGGCCGTGGCGCGCTCCTCGAAACCGGAGGAGGCAGGCACGAACTTGGCCAGGTCGGCGGTGATGCCGAACACCGTGCTCACCGGCCCGGCGATCTCGGCGGCCTGTGTGACCATCGCCTGCGCGCTGGCAAAGATTTCGTAGAGCCAGCCGACGGCCATGCCGAAAGCGAACTTGGCTTGCGTGAAATAGGTCGTAATCCGTTGCTCGAATGTCTCGCCCGCCGCCAGCGTGGCCGGGGTCAGCGCGTCGAACCCGCCCGAGACGGAATCAATGATCGTTTTCAGTTTCGGCCCAACATCCGACGCGCCTTTGATTTGTAAGCTGCCAATCTCGACGCTCGCGCGGTTGATAGCCGTCACCGCCGCGCCGATGATAGCCACAAATTGATCGCCCCACGCGGCAAGATCGGGCAACACGCCTAGCTTCATGCCCGACAAATTGGAGCCGGTCAATTCGATCAGGTTTTTCAGCACGGCCACGTCAGCAGCGGCGCGTTTGAGGTTGGTCGCCCCGATGCGGTCACGGATTGCCGTTACTGTCTCGAATGCGGCGGTGATGACGTTCATGATCTGGTTTTTCCAGACGTTGAGGTCGGGCAATTGTACGATCTTGATAGCCGATAGCTCGATTAGGGTAGAATCGAGCATGGTCTTGAACCGCTTGGCCGATTTGTAAATCTCTTTGGTCTTTTCGTAGCCGCCAAAGAAGGTCTCCAAATCCACCACCGCCGTGGCGATGTAGGTCATCACGCGCTTGTATTGATCCAACCACGCCATGATTTCGGCGTCGCTGATTGGATCGCCTTTGAGCAATTGCCCTAGTTGTGCGAACTGGGTAAAGCTGCCTACCACTTTGGAGAGCGCGCTGCCCAATTCTTTCGAGACCTTCATCTGCGAAAGGGTAAGATGAGCCGTCACGCTCTGTAATGTGCTCACCATCGTCGTGGCAAACTCACGCAGTTGGCTTACGCCGTCTTTCCAACCTTCCGGCAGGCTGAAACTGAGCAGCTTGATGAGCGCCTGTTCCGCTAAGTCAATGCCCTGGTTCACGTCGCCAAGCACACTGGTAAACTTTTCTGTCATGGGCTTGGACGCAGCCGTACCCGCAGCGCCTGCTGCTGATGCCGCCGCCGGAACCGAGGCGGTAAAGGCCGCCGTGTTGATCGGCGGGAGCACTGGCGCGGCGATCTTGAATCCGGCCAGCGCCGACTTGGCCGCATCGAGCGCCGCTTGCGCGTTGCCCTGTTCCGCCTGCTGCACGGCCAGGATAGCCTTGATCTGCGCCTCAGCCGAGGTCATCTTGCCCTCAGCCAGGCTCTTTTCAATGGCCAGGCTGTCTTGCGCGTTCTGGTATTCTGCTTGGAGCTTGGCGCTGCCCGCACTATAGATCATTTCCAGTAAGGCGCTCTGCGTAGCCGCTTCTAGACCCGCTTCTTGACTGGCCTTCTCCACCGAGAGCGCCAACGAGCGCAGCGTCGCGTCCTGTTGATCTTGTAACTGCGCCCGATACGCTTGGAGCGCCTGAACGCGCTGCACCAACAGCGCCCGCTCTTGGATTTGCTGCTGCATCCCGTAGCTGGCTTCTTCTTGCGCTACGGATTGTTGATGTTTGGCGTCCGACTGCGCCAATTCCGCCGCAGCCGAGGCTTGCGCGTTAGCAATCTTGCCCGCATCGCCGGCCGCTTGCGCCGCCGCGACTTGCGCCTCACCTTGCGCGACCTGTTGCGCCCGCGATTGCTGATACTGCGCCTCGGTCATCAGCAGTTGTGCGTTGCGAGCAACTTGCGCTTGCTCGCTTTGGAGCGCCGCATCTTGCTCTTGCTGTAACTGTGTCGCCTGGAACTGCGCCACCGTCGCCTGGAACGCGGCCATGCTCGACTGCACGGCTTCGCTCGAAAACGCCGTCGCCATGACCTGGCCCGATTGCTGCGCCGTCGCCGCCAACGTTTGCACCGCCGCCGCGTTGGATGCTATGCCGGTGTTGAACGATTCGGCGGCGGCCCGCGCGTTGGTCATGTTCAAGGCCAGCACTTGCACGTTATCTGCGCCGTATTTGGTTTCGGCGGCCAGCGTCTTTTGTACCAACGCCGCACTGGAGGTGGTCATGCTATAGTTGGATACCGCCGCCGTCACGGCTTGAATGCCAGCGGCTTGCGCGGTGGTATCCCCTAAGCCGAGGTCAATCAGCCCCTTGCGCCCCGTGCCAGCCTTTTCGGCGGCCATCAAGTCCTCAAGAGCCACATCGAGCAACCCGCGTCGCCCACCTTCGTCCGGCGTGAGTTTGCTGATCCAGTCGTTGCTCTGTTCGACCTTTTGCAAGCCCTCGTAGATTTTGCCGAACGCCTCGGCAATACCTATCAGAGCTTTAGCCGTGGCCGGGTCGGTGATCCTAGCAAGGCCAGCCTCAATGTCGCCCTTGAGGAACAGCGTCGCAACCTCGCCCGCTTTGCTGGCGAACTCGCCCACCGCCGCTGCGATGTTCTTGATTCCCTCTTGCGCCGCTGGACTGTTGAGCACGTTCAGCAATTCGCCCAGGTTGTCTTTCAGCGCATTGAAGATCGGCTCTGCGATGACGCGCTTGGTTTGCCCCATCCAGTCGGCCAGGTTGGATTGCATCCCCTCGAAAGTCTGCGACTGCTTATCCATCATGCCGCCGAACTTGTCGGTCATGACTTGAAGCAGTACGGTGGTTGCCTCTTCCACCGGCGTCATCAACTGGCCCGCTTTGGAGAACTCCAGCCCCATCTTGGCCAATTCGTCTTTGGTGACGACGCCCAATTCTTGGAATCGCTGAATGGCTTCGCCAGTGGAACCGGACGCAAAGCGCCCCACATAGCCCGCGATCTGCTCGAACTGCGCGCCGGTGCCAGAAGCCACATCGCCGATGGCCGTGCGGATTTGTGCCGCGCTCTTGCCGAATCGTTGTTGAGTATTTTCGGCGGTCAGTCCGAACGCGGTGAGCACCTTTTCGGCGCGCACGATTTCGGGTAGCTCGAATGGGGTCTTTTGGCCGAACACGGCCAGCTCTGCCAGCCGCTCTTTGGCCAGGTCGGTGGATTTGAGGAGTACGCCTAGTTGGGTCTCGTAACGCTCGAACTCGCCGCCGCCCGTGACGCCCTCGCGGAAGACGTTGACGATGGAGGAAAATCCGGCTTTGAGCTGATTGATCGCGCCCATAATGAGGTTGCCGGAAAGCATACCGGCAGCCACTTGCGCGACGCCCGCAAATTGGCTCTTGATATAATCGCCCACGCCGGAAAACGCCTGGCGCAGTTTGCCGCCCAACGAATTGGCGGAACGTTCTTGGGCCTCTTGCTGCGCGGTAGTTTGTTGGATGGCCGTTTTCAGCGAGGATTCTGCTGCGCGCGCAGCGTCGAGCGCGACCTTTTCTTTGTCCACGCTCGACGCTAATTGTTCGACTTTGATCTTGCGCGCCGCTAGTTGCGCTTCGTTTTCGCGCCCCTTGGCGGTGGCCGCATCCATCGCGGATTTCGCCGCCGCCAGCGCCGCATTATGACGCGCATACGAGGCGTCCAGCCGGTCAATGTTGGCTTGTTGCGAGACCAGTTGTGAGGATAGCCCCTTGAGGGCCTGTTCGGTTTGGCTTAGTG